GTTCTGCTTTATCAACGTTTATTTGTTCTGAAGCAACCTTAGCGTCGATCATCATCTTCTGAGACTTTAACTTTAGTTCAGCTTGTTTAATCTGTTGGTCTGCTTGGTCGTTAGCGGCTTTGCGTTGTTCTTCTGCTTGTTTAATTTGCAGCTCTGCCTGTTTCATCTGCATCATAGGGTCTTGTTGTTGTTGCTGCGCTTGCTGCTGCGCTTGTTGCTTCTTGTTACCTTCTGTAAGTTGCTTACCTGCATCTGCGACCAGACGTGACAGTTGTACTTCCATATCTTCTGTCATCTCCTCATTTGGAGCGGGTAGCTCTACACCAAGCTTCTCTTCTATCTTAGTGCGGTATGCGAACCCTAAGTGTTCGGCAATGTGCGCCTGTAGCGAGGCCATGATCTGTTTGGCCTGTGGGTTCTGTCCGATCATCTGAGCCATCATAGGGTCTTGCATAAACGATGTATGCGTAGCGATGTGAGCTTCGTGGTCTTGATAGATAAACGCTTTCATAGGCTTACCAACTAAGGCATCCATGTTCTCGCTTATTGGATCGGTTGGTTTTGCGTCGTCCTTAGTTGGAACGAGTTTATCGGCGTTCTTCACGCCTAATACTTCTATCATCTGGCGATGTAGCTGGGGCAGGTCATATATCTGTGGTGCTTGCGCTGACATCTGCAAGACAGTCTGATACTGTACTACACGTTGTGCCATAGTCGAGTTATTAGGGTCACTGACAGGGATCACGTCCACCATCATGTAATCAGCCTTTTTAGCGCTTACCTCGCCTCTAGCGGGCACATACGCGTACTCTTCAGGGGCATACTCAGCCATGATAGCTTTGAGCAATTTAAACTCTTGCTTCATCGCATAGTGTACGCGTGCTTGCACAGCAGCCATTGGTTTAAGTGTGCGTTCTAGTAGCGCTAGCGTAGTGCCCACAGGAGCGTTAGCGGACATGTCTGAGATGTCCATATCGCTTATAGCACCTAGACGTCGCCCTTCAGTTGTAATCTGGTTGAGGAGAGCTAGGAGCGTCTGTGAAGGCTCTTTGTAAGGTAGCGGCATGATGTTGTCACGGATTGACCCTGACGGCACGTCTACGTCCTTAAACTCACCCGGTTCGATAGGTGTGTCATCCCCTTTGATACGTAGTCCACGAGACTTTAGCCCTCCCGGGAGATTGGAAAGCGTACCAGCATCTACTAGCTGACGTATCAAAGAAGTACCAGCGCGGGCGTATCCACCAATGATGTGGATTAATCCAAGGCCATAAAAGCCAAATCCCGGCACGTAATTATAGTGGACGAAGTGCTGGCGTTTGAGTGTGAGTGGGTCACCCTCCTCGTAGTTTCTACGGATAGCCAGCACTTCACCACTCCCACGCTCAATAGTGACTACGTACGGGCGAGCAATCCCATCGTCGTCATCAATACCTTCGATTAAAAGGTCGGCGTGTATTTCGTAGATAGCGTAGCGGTCATCATCAGTGAGCGAATAGCCCCCTTCTTCCGCTTTCTTCTCTTCGATGTCTGTGTGGTAAGGTTCTGGATCACCGAGGTCTATGTCTCTATAGAACTCTGCGGCCTGCAGCTTCTTCAATTCGTTCTTTGTCTTACGCATTACGTGCGTTACACGCTCTGCGGCTTCAATATTCGATGCACCATAGGGCACAATCACGTCTTCTGCTGAGATGTATATAGCAGCTTGACGCCCTAGATTAGGGTCAAAGTACACCTTTTTAAACGCAGAACCTGCTAAACCAAGGCTATATAGCATCCGCTCATGTTCTGGGCGGTACTCAACCATGTTTTCAGTCAATTCGTAGTTCATATCTGCCATAACACGGGCAGCGGCTTCGTCTTTTTCCTTGGTCTCTTCACCAAGTATCTTAGTTCTTACTGGCCCAGCCGCTGGCATGGTCTCACTCATAGTTTCAGCTTGGAACCTAATGGCTGCTTCAGCTAAAACTGTGGAGTTTACGCCACACGCACCGGCCCAAGGCTCTGTGCGCTCTTCATATTTAAACCCTAACACGTCCAAACCTTTGACAAACGTGTCTGCCCAGTCTTTACGCGCTTCAATATCTGACTTAACTTGCCCAACAAGCTCACCAGATAGCTCGTCAAGGTCATCTTCACTCATAGATTCAGCTAGGTTACTACCGAACTCAGTAAGATCGCCTTCTGTTCCGGGCATTATGGTGATCTCCATGCTCCCATCGGATAGTGTGACGGACTCAGGATCAACAATCTCGATTTCCATTTCGGGGATTTCCATCTCCTCCATGCCCTCAAGGTCACCTTCTAAGTCTTGTAACCCCATTGGAGCTGCGTATAGTCCCTTTTCAATAGCCATTGCTAATCCTTTTAATAATATCCGCCTCGGCGTTGTTTAAAGAACCGCTCATCTTCTGGTTCGTCACTAGGTAGTCTAATAAACCCGCCCTGTCTAAAACGCATCAAGGCCATAACTGTAGAGTCCACAAGGTCATCATTGCTCATAAATGGGAATCCTGCAATCTCTTCAACCACTTCTTCAGCCCACCGTGTCTCTGGCACCCAACAAATCCCGGATGCTACTATATCTGCAACAGAGTTAAGTCTGGCTAACTTATCTCCTGACCCTCTATGTGGTGTATACTCCGATACTGGCAAGCCCATACGCCGCATCTCTTGATACAAGGCTACACCAGAACTTTTCTTCTCCACAATGAACGAATCAGGTTCCCAGTCTCGGTACTCTTCCATCGCAAGTTGTTTAAGTTCTGGGAACTCTATACGTTGTTTTATGCTATTTAACAATATAATATTATATGCGCTCGTCTCTTCGTTCAAGAAAACGCCCCAAGTGGTAAGCGCTGTATAGTCTGCACGGTTGTGCTTCTCGGCTGCAGCGTCAAGTGACATGATGATATACTCGCACGACGGTGGGTTTTCTTTAGTCCACTTATTCCACCATTCCCGCTTGACCATAGCGGCCTCTTCGGTAGTCGGTTGTTGTTGGTACTGAGAGTTCCATTGGAACACTGGCATAGATGCTTTGGTTCTGAGGAGGGCTTCTAGGTCAAAAAACTCAGGCCACAGAGGTTTCTGTACCATATCCTTAGTTTTTTTGTTGGTGACTTCTATAATCGCTGGAAACTCAACGACCTCGTACTGGTCAGCACGCTCGTTTTTACCCATATCACGGGTTACACGTCCTGTAAGGTCGTCTAAATGCCACCGTGTTTGTATAATAGCCACACTACCTCCGGGCATCAGACGCGTACGCGCACCAAAGGTGAACCATTCGTATGCTTTCTCAAACACAGAAAAGTTTCCGTTAATTACATCTTGCTCAGAATGTGGATCGTCCACCAACAATAAGTCAGCGCCACGCCCAGCCAAAGCAGAACCAATACCACACGCATAATATTCTCCGCCGACATTTGTATTCCACCTTCCTGCTGATTTACTATCTTGTGCTAGTTTTACTGTAGGAAATATAGACCGGTACGCGTCTAAAGCAATTAAGTTACGTACTTTACGTCCAAAATCCACCGCTAGGTCTGTCGTGTGAGAGACCATCATAACCTTCTTGCCCGGGTTGCGCCCTAAGTACCACGCTGGAAAGAAGATAGACACAAGCTGTGATTTACCGTGTCGTGGTGGGATGTTGACGCATATACGGTCTTTCTCCCCACGTTCTATGGCCATTAACATGTCTGCAAGTATGCGGTGATGCTTACCTACTATAAAATCCGGCATCATAACTTTGCAGAACTCTATTAAATCGTCGTATGCACGCTTGTTTGTGTTGCGAGTGGTAAGCTCATTAACCATACTGTCAATCTCAGCGACTTCTTCCTCACTAAACGAGTCTAAGTTGGCCAACATGACCTCAATTTCAGCTTCATCAAAGGCGAGAGCGTCAGTCGTCATCGTCAAACCCAAATTGTTCGTTGATATCTAAGGCATTGGGGGTCAAAACCACTGCATCTTCTATCTCAGGCTCTGGGTTTACCAGTTTTGCAAGCTTGCTACGCAGTTTCTCTTTGATGTCGTCCGTAGTTTGGTGTGTAATCGTCACTTCGGACTTCTCTGTGAACAACCCTACGTCTGAAATTTTACCCAGAAGCTCTAATGCACGCATACGTACACGAGGATCAGGGTTTTCAGTCTCCATGACGAGCTTGTTGGTCACTAAATTACGTATTTGCTTGGAAGATTCTACCACAGAGTGGTTAAATTCATCAATTATAGCCCCTGTCATCTTAATAGAAGGGGGTGTCAGCTTTGCTGCACGCTTGTGTGTTACTTTTCGGGACGTTTTGTCGGGTTCTTGTGCGAATGAGGTAGCTAGAATAGCGGCGACTTCCTTATCCTCCTCGTTGGGAGTGGTGTCTAACCCATGATCCTCTAGTTTTTTGACAGTTTTAGCCATCGCAACTGCACGGTCAGGCAGATGTAACTGTTTTACTTCATCTTCTAAAGGTACACCCATCTCTGGAGTGAGGCTCATTGTCATAATACATCGCAGGTTGTTAACCGGTAACGCAATAATAGGATACAAAAAAAATTTTATCAAGTGTTTTAAAAAAGGGGTGGGGGGTTTTCAAAAAATACCAATTAGTTTGTGTAGATTAGTAATAATAGGTACATAGGAGTCCCATTAGCTGTAAGCGGTGGGGTGGGGTAGGGTATGCCTTTGA